TTCCAGGTGGACTTCAGGTCCAGGTAGTCCGGCAGCTGCGGGTCGTCGTCGTCCAGCCCGACCAGCAAGGTGGTGTCGCCCCGGCAGGTGGCGGCCATCGCCTCACGCAGCCGGCCGATACTCGCGGGACGGCCCCGCGATGGGACCACCAGGAGCAGGTCTTTCATGCCCGGAACCTGCGGTTCGCTTCCTGGACGGCCTCCAGGAACTGCGGCTCGTAGCCCAGCTCTTTCGCCGCCGCGATCAGGGCCGCGAGGTCCTTGGGCCAGCACCGGCCGCCGAAGCCAGGCTCATATCCCTTCATGGATGTGTACTCGGCGCTGATCCGGTCATCCATCAGCCAGGCGGCGCGGACCGCCTCCCAGTCAGTCCCGGCGGCCTTCGCGATGGCGGCCATCTCGTTGATGAACGTGACCTGGGCAGCCCAGTGCAGATTCGCCGCGTACTTCACCAGCTCGGCTGCGACAGTGGACGTCTCATGGATCTTCGCGCCCCAGCTGCAGGCCTTCAGGTGCTTCAGGAAGAAGTCGGTCCCGGCCGCGTCGTCGCAGCCCAGGATGGTGAACGGGACGTCGGTGGTATCGCGCCAGGGGCCGCCAATGCGCTCGTGCATGAACTCGGGCACGTGCGCGACCCAGCCGGCGTGAACCTCATCGAGCCACCGGCATGTGCCCGGGATGACAGTGGAGCGGATCATGACCGGCATGGCATCGGGGAGCGCGGCCACGGCCTCAGTCACATGGTCCAGGTTGATCGAACCGTCACCGTAGGCGGGGGTTCCNACCGCGATGACGGCGAACTCGCACTGGCCGATCTGCTCAGCGGGATAGTCCAGGCCGGACACCTTGTCGTAGCCGGTGACCTCGTAGATCTTCTCCAGCATGCGGACCTGCGCTGACCCGACAACCCCGAGACCGATGACGGCTACCTTGCTCACAGCAGGCGCTTCTCCTCCGGCAGGCGGTACACGTCGCTCTCGTAATTCTCACCGGAACGCGGGCCCTGGGTGAACACCAGGACCGTGGTGTCTTCCAGTGCCCGCCAGGCGTGCGCCACGCCCGGCACTTCGGTGATCAGCTCGCCCTCGTAACGGTACCGAAGATCAATAACTTCGGGGGCGTCCATGGCAACCAGCAGTGAACCGGAAACAATGTAGGTCCACTGGGTAGTGAGCTTGTGAACATGATTGCCGCGTACCGCGCCATTCTTCGTGAAGATCTCAGTGACCGAATCCACGGGGCCCAGAAGGTCCTGGATGACACCCCTGGAATCTTCAAACCGATCAGTCATCGAGGACCTGCGGGACGGGAAGCGGCACGATGAATTTCCCCTGGTACCCGGCTTCCCTCAGTTTGGGGATCAGGTCGCCGGCGATGTGCCAGGCGAGCAGCAGGGCGTACCCGGGCTGGTCCTTGATCAGCATCCGCTCGTCCACGATGGGGATCGTGGTGCCGGGCAGCACATGCCCGATCTTCTGGCTGGAAGGCGTCTCGCAGATGCAGGTGATGTATCCCGCGATCTGCATGAAGTGGACCAGCGGGGTTGCGCGGGTAGTGGCCCCGATGCCGTAGACACGTTCCCCGTAGCCGGTGATGCCGCTCAGGAGGACGCGAAGGCGGGTCGCAGCATCCGCCGCCCGCACCGCCAGGTTCCCCGTCTCTTTGCGGGCTGTCACCCGCATCGAGCCGCCGTGAGTGGAAATGGCCACGGCCTCGGTGACCTGCAGCCCGTGCATCGCCAGCAGCCGTGACAGTGAGGCGACGGAGAAGTAGCGCAGGTGCTCATGGTAAATGGTGTCGATCTGCAGGCCCTCGGTGATCGAGGCGAGGTCATGGTTCTCGGTGAGGAACAGGCCGTCATCATCAAGCAGGCCGGTCACGCCGTCCATGAAGTCGTGCGGGTCGGGGACGTGGGCCAGGACGTTCATGGCGGTGATCAGCTTCGCCTTGCCGTGGGAGCGCTCAATCTCCCGGGCAACCTCCTGGGACCAGAACGCCTGCAGGGTGCTGAGCTTCTTGTCCCGGGCCTTGCGGATCTGGTTGGTGGGCTCGACCCCCAGCACGTCGTAGCCGGCCAGGTCGCGCAGCCACATCACGAATGTGCCGTCATTCGCGCCAATGTCCACGGCCAGCTTCCCCCGGCACGGGCTGGTCTTCCATGACAGCTCGCGGGCCAGGTTCATGTAGTGATCGCGCAGCGCCCCGGTGTTCCCCGTGGCGTACGGGTGATCAAGGGGGAAGACCTTGTGCGGGTCTGCGATGTAGTCCAGCTGCACCAGCTGGCAGCGGGTGCATTTCATCAGCACCAGCGGGTAGGCAGTGCCGTCGCCCAGGCTCTCCGCGAGCGGCTGGGCACCCATGTCCAGCAGGGGCTTCATGTTCACGCTGCTGCAGACCTGGCACCCGGTCACGTCACCCATGGGTCACCTCGATGCCGTCGAGAGTGTGAACGACATTGAGCAGCCGCTCGTCGCCTGTGCGCTCGACGTGAATCCGGACAGCATGGCCAGCCCTGGCGTCGATCACGACCCGGTTGGTACTGCGGGCCTCGTCCTCATGGAAGATCCCTGCCGCCACGAGAGCGGCAAACAGCTCCTTCGCCATAATGAGGCGGGGCTGCTTATCCATGGGTGCGGTACCAGTCCACGGCCGGCGCAATACCTTCCGCGAACGGGACCTGCGGGCTGTAGCCCAGCTTCGCGATCTTGGCCGTGTCAGGCAGCCTGCGAGCAGGAGAGCCTTCGGGGAGACTGCCGCGCACCAGGGCGATCTCGCGGCCGAAGCAGTTAGCGACCGCCCAGGCGACCTCGCGGATCGTCTTCTCCTCCATGGTGCCGACGTGGTAGATCCCGTTGTCCCCGGTTTCCAGCAGCAGGGTCAGGGCATCCACGCAGTCGCTGATGTAGCAGAACGAGCGCGTCTCCTCACCCGACCCCTGGATACGGAATGGCATGACGATGCGCTTCTCGCGGGCGCCCAGGTCTTTCATCCTCAGCGCGAACTCGGGGATGACGTGCTCAGTGCCCATGTCGGGGCCGTAGATGTTGTGGGGGCGGGCGATGATGAGGCGCTGCAGTACCCCGTCCTGCAGCCAGGCGTTCGCCATCAGCTCGCACGCCAGCTTCCCGCCGCCGTAGCTGTAGCGGGAGTTGAGGGTGTCAGGGATGACGCACTTCACGGTCTCCGGGGTGGGAACCGGGTCAGCAATCTGGTACGCCTCGGAGCTGGAGATGAGGATCAGCTCCCGCACGCGCAGCGCCTCGCATGCGCCCAGGATGTTGAACATGCCGTGCAGGGCGACGTCGAGGACCAGTCTGGGCTTCTCGTAGAACGTCTGGGTGCCCTGGACGTAAGCCAGGTGGATCACGCTGTCGCAGCCGTCCATGGCGGTGACCACATCGTGGGGACTGCGGACATCGCCGCCGATGATCTGCAGGGGACCAGAGATCCCGGCCAGCCGGCGGGAGGTCCCACGGGACAGGTTGTCCAGGACCACCACGCTGTGCCCGTCGCTGACCAGCCGCCGGGTGAGCGCGGAGCCGATGAACCCAGCCCCCCCGGTTATCAAATACTTCAAGAGAAGTCCTTCCTGCACACGTAGCCGTGCTGCCAGTCCTCGGTGTTGGCCAGCGGCCAGCCTAGCCTGGGTGCGTCGTGCAGGTGTCCGGTGAGTGACCCGAACTGGAAACGCGCCTGGAGCAGGGCGTGCTCCATGAAGTCCGCCGTGGGGGTCCAGGCGTGCGCGACCGGCTCTACCTTGTGCGCCCAGCCCCGTGAGTACTCATCGGGCCAGTGGATGATCGACTCCATCAGCTTGCGGGGCTCACCCGTGAGGACCGCCCGCTCGATGTCCGGGCCCACAATGAACAGCTCACCGTCATCGGCCAGGACCCGCTGCAGCTCGTGCAGGGCAGCGGGCAGCTCCGAGAAGTACCCCAGGTGCTCGAACACATGGGAGCAGAAGATCCGCTCCGCGCTGCGGTCCGGAAACGGAAGCTGCGTGAGGCTGGCCACCACGTCCGGCTTGCACTCCGGGTCGATGTCCACCCCGGTCCAGCCCTCCGGCTTGTGCTGGCCGCATCCGGCATTCAGGTTCATGACCGGCAGGCTACACAGGAGGCTTCTGGAATACCCCGGTGTTCATATCCCATTCGACGCTGACCGGGTACCACTGCACCGGCGGCCGGGTCGCGCCGTTCGCCAGGATCAGCACCGCGCCCGGCTTCATGTCCTCGTAGACCTTGCGCTCCAGGTCTGCCTCCAGTGGCAGGTGCAGCGGCTTGTTCACGTACACGATGTCCGCGCCGCCGTAGGCCGGGTACTTCAGCGCGTCCGCGACACAGGCGTTCGCCCCGTTATCCAGGGCGGCTTTCACCATGTCCTCATCAAGGTCGAACCCGTAGGCATCAAGGTCGAACAGGGCGGCTGCGAGCAGGGCCTTCGAGCCCGGCCCGCAGCCGACCTCCAGGAACTCCGTCCCGGGGGCGGCACACACCGCGTCGGTCAGGTACATGACGAACCTGGAAATGGAGAAGGGCATCCAGGGCAGCGACTGCGCCACACCCTGATTGCCCTTGCCCATCCACTCGCGCTCGATGGCGTGAATGCGCGCCAGGAACGCAGGCCAGTCTGTGATCATGCAGGCATGTTACGCCTGCACCCAGCCCTCGGACGGCCAGTCCTTCACCACATTGAAGGTGCCCGGCTCGCACACGCCGGACCGGGAGTCGATCGACTCCCAGCCGCCCAGCGCACCCTCGTCGGACACGTCGTAGTTCGGCTGGGACGCCGGCACCTGGACGTGCTCGCTGGCCCCATTGCTGTTCGCCATCTCAGACCTTCTTCCACATGCCCGCAGCGGGCGTGTCGTCGGTGTTCGTCCAGCCGCCGCCGGAATGGTTATCTGCCGCCGGCGGGTTCCCGCCAGTGCGGGCCGCCTGGCTGGAGACGGCAATCTTCTTCGAGTCCGAGGGGATGTCGTCCGGGGTCTCGAACGGGATCTTCGCCCCGTACGGCGTCATCATCGGGGTGACCGGCGCGCTGCCGGGAGCAGTCATCGCCGGGGTGTTGTCGTAGACCATCCCGCCGCCCTCCTGGGAGGTGGGCGTCAGGCGGGCTGCGTACTTCCCCGTCAGATCCTGCATCAGACGTTCCTCCACATCCCGGCGTCCGGCCTGGAGTCCGTGTACGCCCAGCCGCCCCCGTCGAACGGGGTTTCGGTGCCCTTCTCGGGGGCGGTGTCACTCCCCGGGTATCCCGCCCCGGTTGTCGGCGGGACCGCCCTGCCGCCCCCGCCCTGCATCAGGACAGCAGAACTGGTGGCGTCGATCGGGTCACCGGACGGGGCGACCGCCTGCAGCGGCGGCCCGTCGTCGTAGTCCGGGTCCCCCGGAACCTGTGGCGGATTACTCCAGCCGGCCCCGGGGGTCTGGACCGGCCATGACGGGTTCCCGCTGACACGGCTCCCCGTCTTGCTGACCGGGGGGCGCCCGGCCGGACCGTCTGTGGACTGCATGTCCATGGGCGAATTGAACGCCTGCACCGGCAGGATGTTTGGTGACCCCGGCGCGGTCATGGCGTAGTCGTTGCCCTGGGTGGTGCCACCGTACTGCGCCGTGGGAGTGACCATTGGGTCCTTGAGGCGCTTCACGGCTTACCTCCCGGCGTTGGGGTGTCCGGGCCCCTGCACGCTGCCGCCGCCGGCACCCGTGCTGGCCGGGGTCTTCACGGCCACGGTCTGCTGGCTGGGGGGGTAGGGGTTGTCGGCACGGGCCGGAACCGACTCCATCGCATGGTCTGCCACCGTCGAGGCGTAGAACAGTCCCGGGGGGGACACGCTGGCGGAAGGGACGTTCGCGCCCTCGTCAGCGCCGCGCCCGGCAGACCCCGGAGGCTGGTTCGCCCCGCCCGGCTGGGTGTACTCCACTCCGGTGAACGGGTCCCGGGAGGGGTACTGGCCCGGCTGGTTCACCGACTCCGGCTCGGAGTGGTCCCCCATGGAGCCCTTCGCGCCGGAAGACTGCGGAACAGTCAGGCCGAAGATCTCGGACGGATACTGGCCCGGCATGTTCGTGGAGTCCTCGCCCACGCCACGGCCAGCACGGGCCTTGCCGGACGGGGACTGCCGGTTCTGACCTGCCATTGCGGCCTCCTGGGCTTTCAGGGGAACGTGATCAGCATACGCGCCCGGTGCCGGTCTATATAGTCCGCCGCGAGTCAGGACGCCGGCTGCTCCTCGGCCAGCTCCCGGTAATGCCGGACCACTGAAAGGCGAAATATGTCTCCAGATAAAACGCCTCCGGGGACCGGCAGATGCAGCTGCCTGTCCCCGGAGGGTGGTACTGGTGGACCTTACGTGGTATCTCCAACCACGTTTCCGCAGGTCAGGTGGCAGCCCCCTGATAACACTTTATGGCCCCCGTCAAATCGACAAGCCCGCCATCGCCACGGATAATGGCCCGGAAGGTGGTCAGGTCCGCGTTGAAGGCGAAGTCGTCGGAGCGCTCGAAACGCACCCCGCCGACCAGCCGGACGAAGAACTGGCTGAAGTCACCGAAGGCGACCGACTGGCCGCCAGTGGCAGTGCCGGGCATGAACGGGTCCGCCACGAGGGGCTTGCCGAGCAGCAGGTCAGGGGCACCCAGGACCGCCGAGGGCTCCCAGACGGGGCGGCCGTTGGAGTCCACGATCTTGCGGAACCCGCCGATGGTCTTGTCAGCGGCGATCCAGTAGCAGGACCGGGACTGACGGTAGGGGGCGATGACCGAGTACTCCAGGTCCACCAGGTTGGCGTAGGTGGGGACGCCACCCGTGCCGGTGGTGGTGCCGGTGACGCCCACGGTGATGGCGTTCATGAAGCCGGTCGGCTGGTTGGTGCCGTTGCCGGTCACCAGCGCAGCACCGAACGCGTTGCCGATCGCGCGGCCAGCCTGCATGGACAGGTAGCCGATGAGGTCCACCCCGGTGTCATCCAGCAGCTCGCGGGCCACCTGCAGCATGATGCCGTACTTGTACGCGTGCAAGGTCACCAGGGAGAACGCCGGGTCCGAGACCGGCAGGGTGCCGGCCTGGGCGGCGGTCGCGCCCACGGAGTGCGCGGTGGTCTTCGGGATCTGCAGCGCTTCCCCGCCCTGGGTGTTCAGGACGGTCGGCCCGGCCTGCATGACGCCGGAAACCTCGATGAGGTGGGCGATCAGCTGGTCGTAGAAGTCGGTCGGGGTCAGGTTCCCGCCCGCGCCCGTGGTCAGCGAGGAAAGGACACGGTAGTTAACCGGGCCTTCGGGGGTCACGTCGAAGTGACGCGGGGCACCCTGCTCGCCAGTGAAGAAGCGGCGCATCTCGGTGGCGTACTGCGGGTCGCCCTCGCCGTCGCCGGCCGCGTTGCGCCGGTTCTTGTCGGCCTTCTTGCCGGACAGCGCATCGAACGCGGCGTCGGCATCCTTGGACCGCTGCTCGGTCTCCAGGACCGACTTGATCCGGACGTCGAGCTTGTCGATCTCCTCGTTGAGGGCGTCCCACTTGCCCTGCTCCTCAGCGGAGAAGGCGCGGTTCTCCTCGGCGGCCTGGTCAGCGAGGCCCTTGGCCTCGTTCCACACGTTGAGGCGGCGGTCGCGCAGCCGCTTGGCAACTTCAGATGCCATCTCGGGACTCCTGGTTAGGGAAGTCCGGGTGGCTAAGTCGCCAGCTTCAGCATTCGCTGGGGGTCCGCCCGCCGGAAAACGGGGGGTTACGCGACTCAGGCTACATGATCTAACTCAGGGGCCGGAAGCTAACCGGCACGGCATTACTGAAGTCTTCCTGGTTCGGGTAGTAGTCCACGGTCTCCGCGTCCACGGAGATGTACGGGATGCCTGCCTGTGCCCAGCGGCGCACCAGGTCCCAGTCGGGGGCCCCCGACTCGTCCTGCCATGTGGCCGTGGCCAGGATGTCCCGGCGGTGCAGCATTCCTGAGCCAGGAGTGATCCGCCCGTGGGCGAGCGGTCCGTCACCGATGCGCACCGGGCCCCGCGCGGTATGGACGATGGTCCGCGAGTAGGCGAAACCGGCTTGCGGGTCAGCCTGTAGGGCTTCCATGAGGAGCCGGATATGGGCTGGCCGCCAGGAGTCATCGTCGTCCAGGTAGGCCAGGAACTCACCGGAAGCCACCCCGATGCCCTTGACCCGGGCGTGGTGGCCGAACCGGGACGGGGTGTGAGCCGGCAGCTCGATGATGCTGGGCAGCCGGGCGGCCAGCTGCGGGTCCGGGCCGTCGCTAACCACGATGTGCTCGATGATGCCGGGGTAGTCCTGGGCGGCTATAGAAGGAATACAGCGGTTCAGTAGCAGGTCGTGGCGCTGCCAGGTGGCCGTGATCACCGAGACGAGAGGGTTCATGTGGCGGGACCTGGACTCGAACCAGGTGTGCCCGGAGGCGGCGGATTTACAGTCCGCTGGGCGGCCTGTCGCCCACTCCCGCCGGATGAGGACCCCGCTGCCCGGGACCAGCGGGAGGACAGCGGGGTCTCGTGGAGCTGTGAGGATTCGAACTCCAGACATCCTGGTTGCAGGCCAGGCGCTCTGCCATCTGAGCTATAGCCCCATGACCCGGCCGCGCCCCGGGTACTTCGGACGCGGCACGGCCGGGCCAGGAATGAGATTAACGCCCGGCGGTGGGGACCGCGTGCCAGCCATCGAGTGGCGGCT